GAGATATTACAAGTGTAGAAGATGTGCGTAAAGCCTGTCATAACTTCAATAAGTTCTGTATGCAACCAAATCTAATGCACATTAGAAAAACAGCTTCCTTCGAGTTTGCTGAAAGTTATATTCTTCCTGTTGATGCAGAAATTGATGGTAAAGAAATTAAAAAGGGTACTTGGTTATGTACTGTCCAATGCTTAGATAAAGCAGTTTGGGAACTAATTAAGTCAGGAGAAATTAATGGAGTTTCAATTGGAGCTGTTGCACAAGCAGAAGATCTTGAAACAGAGGAGAATGGATGACAAAAGCTAAAAGAAAATTAACAGATATTTCTTTTGAAGGAGATAATGCACATATTGCATTAGTTACAAAACAACAGAATGGTCCTGCCAATGGCCATGATTATACACTTCTCATGAAATCTCGTTCTGAAGATTTCGTTCAAAAGGCTTCCCAAATTACTGTCACAATGGACATTGTTGAATACCTTCAGCGATTCTTTCATATTTGGTCTTCAGATGCTGAACTATTAGCCCGTTCTTTAGGTTTCACTACTCCTGGTATGGATAAAGCTGTTATTGAAGCCCAAGAAGAACAGGTTGAACAGGGAGAGCCACCGGAATTAAGTTGGGAATCTGAGCCGGGTGATTCTGAATATGAAAAGTATATGAATTATAAACTTCAGTCTATTAGCGTAATGAAACGTCTAAATGAGTCTGAAGATATTGAAGCAGAACTTCTTAAACTTACAGAAGAAGAAATGTTGTCACTTCTAACAGATCAACAATTAGTTGAAAAATCTGTATTTAGCAAACCGATCAAAAAACAAACTAAAAAGGAAACAAAAGATATGACTATTCAGACAGTTGAAACTGTAGAAAAATCTCTTTTTGTAAATCTTCAGAAGTCCCTTGTAGATGTGCAAAAGGCTCTGGATGAAAAGCAAGTTGAGTTAACAAAGGCACTAGATACTATTAAGAAATTTGAAGATGAAAAGAAGCAAGAGATTCAGAAGAGTCGTCTTGCTGAATTAACTAAAGCTGTAGGTGATGATACACGTGCTGTTGCTATCTTTGAAGGTTGTAAGGACGCTTCAGATGAAGTCTTTACTTCTGTTGTAAAGGCTCTAGCAGAACTTAATAAGAATGCTTCTATGTTTGCTGAAGCAGGTGCAAGTTCTGATGAGACTGAAGTTGTAACTGAGTCACTTGTTACTAAGGCTGTTAAAGCCCGTATCGCTAAGTAATTTTAAATATAAATAAGGAGAATAAATATGGCACTAATTGCTACAGAACCGTTCCGTCTAAGTCATGTTGTTAAGAAAGAACTCTGGTCAGAAGCTGGTTTCACCCGTGCAGTTGTTACGGTAAACGAAGCTGCGGCTAAGTCGTATGTTCCAGGTACAGTTCTAGGTAAGGTTACTGCATCGGGTAAGTATAAGATTGCTGTTCAAACTGCTGTTGATGGTTCGCAAGTTGCTGACGCTATCGTTGTTGATGAATTCGCTGTTCCTGCAACGACTGATACTAAAGTTCTAGTTCTTGTTCGTGGTCCTGCCATCGTTTCCAAGGCTGGTCTAATCCTTGACGCTACTTATGACCTTGATGCTGAAAAGGCTGCTGTTTATGCTGCTTTTGAAGCTAAGTATATTTCGGTCAATGATGCAGTCTAATACTTAAACAACTATAACTAAATAAGGAAATATAAATTATGGCAACTACTCGTAGTTTTGAAAACGTCTTTAAGCTAACAGATTATACGCAAGATCTTATGCTTATCCCGAATACCTGGGGTCTTATTAATGAGCTAGGTATTTTCTCTGATGAATCCGTTAGTCAGCATTCTGTTACTGTTGAAAGCACTGCCGGTACTCTTGGTCTAATTACTGACCGTGTTCGTGGTGATCGTAATAACGTCAACAAAGATGAACAACGTACTCTGCGTTCTTTTGCAATTCCTCACTTCCCTCTTGATGACGCGGTTAAACCTGAAGATGTCCAAGGTGTTCGTGCATATGGTTCTCCTGATGCTGCTGAAACTGAAGCTAATGTAATTGCTCGCAAGCTTGAGCGTATCCGTCGTAACCATGCTGTTACTCTTGAGTTTGCCCGTGCTCAAGCACTTACTCAAGGTACTATCTATGCTCCTAACGGTACTGTTGCTGGAAACTATTACACTGAGTTTGGTGTTACCCGTAAGGAAATTGACTTTGTTTTAGGCGTTGCAACCACCAACCTCCTAGCTAAGTCTGAAGAAGGTATTGCACACATTCAGGATAACATCCTTTCTGGTGAAGTTGTTAGTAATATTATTGTCCTGGCGTCGCCTGAGTTCTTTGCTAAACTTATCGACCATGCGTCTGTTAAGGAAGCTTACAAATATTACACCAGCACTCAAGAACCTCTTCGCCGTCGTGTCGGTACTGGTGTTCGGAGGTCATTCGAGCATGGAAATATTTTATATATCGAAATGAGAGATTCTTACAACGGTCAGCGTCTAATTCCTGCTAATGAAGCTTACATGCTTCCCCAAGGTACTCAGGACACTTTCAAAACTTATTTCTCCCCTGCTAACCGCTTCTCTCACGTTAATACTCTAGGTGAGCAAGCTTATGTTTGGACTTTCCGCAATCCTACAGACACTGAAATCACTATTCAGTCTGAATCTAGCTTCTTGAACCTGATCCGCCGTCCTCAGGCCGTGGTGAAGCTTACTACAGCAGCATAAGAAGTAATTGAAGTACCAAACCCCTCTCACGAGGGGTTTTACCTTAGACTATTGACTTACAAATAATCTAAGGTAAAATAGAAAATCTTGCAGAGATAATTGCAGTTATCTACTAATGTTCCGAAAGCAGTCTGCAAGCTGTGCTATACCTGACTATAGCTAGGAACTCCAAATAAACTTCCAGTCAGGAGGATTAGTATAGAATGAAATGCAGTAAAGATTATCATGATGATATTTTAAGTCTATGTAAGACTAATACAATTCCAGAAATAGCTAAGATTTTAAATTTACAACAAAATAGCTTAAGAGGATACATCCTAAGAAATAAAATCCCATATCTTGTAAAGAAGGGTTATGCAAATGAAACAAGGTTTCTAACCCTTGAAAATGAAGCAGATGCTTATTTCTATGGATTCTTAGTTACCGATGGGCACTTAAATAAGGCAGAGGGTAGAAGTCACGTAACTTTATCTTTAAGTCACGAAGATACTCATATTCTTGAAGAATTAAAAAATTGGATAGAAACGTACTCTGAAATTGGTACATATGTAGAACATAGATCCAGTGGTCATGTTTCAACCATGAAAAGATTAACATTTGCAAACAATAAAGTAAGGGCTAATTTAGAAGCACATGGACTTAGACCACAGAAATCAAAGATAGCAACTGTTCCAAACAATTATAGTCATTCAAATAGTTGGAGTAAACATTTCTGGAGAGGAGTTATTGATGGAGATGGATCATTATTTATAAATTCAGCTAATTGTAGAGTTATAAATCTAGTAGGTAGTTTTGACCTGTGTAAGAATTTTAAAGAGTATTGTACACAATCTCTATGTTTTGATAAAAACCCCGTCATAACTAAAGTTCAAAATATTCATAGTGTATCTTTCTCTGGAAGAGATGCAGTTGAAATAGTAAAACATCTGTACCAAGGTTCTGATTCAAGATACAGATTAATTCGTAAATATAATATGATGCAAAGAATGGTTGAAAGTGAGTCTGAAAGAAATAAAACTAGAGAAGGACTTCCATTTGATGTTAAAGGAATTGAAACTCATAAACTGAAAAGTGGAAAATTTTCTTACAGAACTGCTTATCATACCATGTCTAAGAAGATATACTTAGGCGCATTTAGAACATTAGAAGAAGCTATTGATAGACAAACTGAATTCAAAGACTTGTATCTTGAACTCCTAACAAACTAACCCTCCTTCACGAAGGATATCTTACGTTATAACCCAATATAACCAAAGGTATCCTTCCTAAAGGAACGTAAACTAACAGAAAGGAACCCTATGTGATTACTCCAGAAATGATCCAAAAAGTAAGGATGGAGGTTGGTGACTTAGATGCTGTACTTCCTATTCTAACTGACGATGTATATACCTATTGCCTAGAGAATAGTAATGAGAATATTAGACGTGCTTCTTTACAAGCCGCTAAGATTATCTTAATGCACCTATCGATAAATTCTTCAGATAGGACTGTAGATGTTCTGTCAATTAAAAATAGTAAAGCAGCAGAAGCTTACAGACAAGCACTGATCTTATATATTCGTAATCCAGATTTAAATGGAATGTATTCATTTATTAATGTATATGGTTCTGGTATTAGTAAGTCCGATATGCAATCAAATAATGATAATGCAGATAATAATTTTGTAAAACCATTTACAAGTGAAAGTACTCCTACTTCTAGTTATAATCCTTGGAGTATTTAATATGAATGATTTTATTAGATCTGCAATGCAGTTGATTTACAAGAATGGAGTAAATATTTCAGTAACTACAATAGCTGAAGGAGCATATGATAAGACTCTAGGTAAAGTTACTAAAACAGAAGTATCTACTCCAGTCAAAGCATTCCCTAAAACTATTAAAGCAAATACATTCAACTATCCTTCCCTAATTGATAAAGAATTAGTTGAATTTCTAGTTGTATCTCAAGATCTTCCTACTAAACCTAAAGCTACTGACAAGATTACTTGGTCTGGTGTTAAGTATCTCGTAGTTAGTACAAAAGAACATACAGCAGAGGGGTCTTCAGTAATCTATAAGATTCTAACTTCAAAGGTTTAATATGCAAATTACTTCTAACGCAGATAAGTTAGCTTTACAGTTAGAACAATTCTCTAAAGATTTTAAGAGAAAGTTAGAGTATATGACTACTAGGTTTGCTGAAGAAGTTGCTTATGCTGCTGCAAAGAATACCCCTATTGGTGATCCCATGCAATACCCTGCTTTATATAAACTACGACAAGATAGGTTTGGAATTCCAATTGAAGCAGGCTTTCACCAAGGTGGTTGGTCATATGAAGAAGATTCTAATATACCTTTTAGCCCAAATATTAATAGCATAACTGAAATGCAGAATGATGTATTTGGAGAAGCAGATAGGCAATATCAATTAGGGAATACTTTCTATATTGGTGCTTCTGGTCCTGCTTATGTGAAATTAGAACAAGGTTTATCAGATCAAGCTCCAAATGGAATTATGCAACCAACTATTGAATTAGTTAAAACTGCTATTGAATCTAATCTAAAACAATACTATGACGAGACTTAATCTACGAGGTGTATCCAATGGCTCCAGAAAATATATTTAGAAAACTAATTGAAGAGCGAATTGATACCCTTGGTTATCCTATTGCTTGGCAAAATGTTGAGTTTGATCCTCCAGAAGAATTATATCTTGCTGTTACTTATACCTTTAGAAAACCTAATGATAATTCGGTAGGTGATACCTGTAAGATTAAAAATGCAAATGTAAATATCTATGTTATGGAGGAATTAAACGTAGGTTCAGGCAATGCATTAGAAGTTGCATATGAGATTGAACAATTGTTTCAAAGAGGTACAACTATGGAAGAATCCAATACAAGATTAATGATTCTTAATAGCCCTCAAATTACAGGAGCAATTCCTACCACACAGAGAATGGTAATTCCTATTATTATTCCTGTTACTATTTTTATTAATTAATAAGGAGATTATACATGGCAAAAAGCCAAGGGATTTTTCGTCAAATTGCTTACAAGAAAGAAACAACTTGGGGTACTTTACCCGGTGCAACAGGTGCTAAATCTATTCGTCGGGTTACTGGTGACTTTAACCTAATTAAAGATGCATATGAATCTAATGAAATTCGTACAGACCAACAAACAGCAGATTACCGCCACGGTGTCCGTTCTGCTGAAGGTTCTATTTCTGCTGAACTTTCTCCTGGCTCGTATGCTGATTTCATTGCTTCAGTTGTAGCGCGTGACTGGACTACAGCCGGTACTGCTACAGGTCTTACCTTAGCAGTTGCTTCGTCTGGTACGAACTTTACTCTTACTCGTTCTACTGGTTCATATCTTACTGATGGTTTTCGTGTAGGTCAAGTAGTTCGGATTACAGCAGGTACTGGTGCTGATCCTGCTAACCTTAATAACAACCTACTGATCGTAAGTATGACAGCTACTGTTCTTACAGTACAGGTTCTATCACGTATTTCGTTAGTTGTTCAAGCATCTATTACTGCTGCTGCTATGAGTGCAGTTGGTAAGACTACTTATGTTCCTCTAAGCGGACATACCAACGATTCATTTACCTTTGAAAACTGGTATTCTGATATTAACCAATCTGAAGTATTCACTGGTCTGAAGCCTAACAGCATCGCTGTTTCTCTACCTGCTACTGGTCTAGTTACTGCTGATATTGGTTTCATGGGCAAGAACCTCGAACAGACTGGAACTACTCGTTACTTTACTTCACCTACTGCTGCTGGTACTACTGGTATTTTTGCTGCTGTTCAAGGTGCTCTAATTGTCAATGGTACTGCAGGTGCTTGTGTTACTTCTGCTGACTTTACTATTGATCGTAATATGGAAGCTGCACAATGCGTAGGATCTAACTTTGCTAGTGAAATCTTTACTGGTCGTATTACAGCTTCTGGTAATCTGAGTGCTTACTTTAGTGATGGTACTCTTCGTGACTACTTTGCTAATGAAACTCCGGTTACTCTTGTAATGGCTCTTACTACTAGCACTGAAAAGAATGCAGATGTTATGACCTTTGTGTTTGGCCGCGTGAAGTTGAACTCTGCTACTATTGCTGACCAAGCCACAGGATTAGTTCAAAGTATTGCTTTCACTGCACTGCTTAACTCAGATACTGCTGCTGGCCTAGAAGCTACTACTGTTCAAATTCAAGATACTACTCTAGTTTGACAGTTAGATAATAATTTGCAAGTAACAATAGCCTCCCTTTTAATTAAGGGAGGCTTTATTTTTAAGGAGAAATGCAATGCCGAAAATGAGAGCAAAGATGGTAGTAACTGGTGTCGAGGAAAGTTTCCTTGAGGGTAAGAAAGTCGGCGAGCGGCTGTCTTTTAACGCTGTCGCCAACTGCCCTTATCCTGAAGACGGGTCCGACGAAGACAACACCTACGCAAAGTTTTCTCCGGATGCCCGGTTGTCGATCTACGTCGCAAATCCGGCGCTGTTCGATCAATTCAAGACCAACGAAAAATACTACGTCGACTTCAGTCAAGCGTAGCGAAACCCCCCGCCCGAGTGAGCGCGGTGATTGAACGTTTTAACCGAAAACTGTCCTAACAGACATTGATCCCTCTTGGAGAAATCCTTGAGGGATTTTTTACGTCTATATTATTGACTTTATATAATATCATGATATAATACTATTAATAAACGTACCTATCGTTTATATCATTAATAATTCATGAAAGGAAACATATATGTCGTTTGATATTATTAAACAATCCTATAGTAAAGCTGCATCCGAAGGTTATACCTTCAATTTAACCCTACCTGATGGTACTGAATCCGACGCTACTCTTACTGTTATTGGTGATATGTCTAAAGCTGTAAAGGCACATAGTCGTAAGCGTTACCAAGAGCTTCAACTACGCTCTAAGACTGCTGCCCGTAAGGGTAAAGATGATGAACTAACCATCGCTGAAGCTGAAGAGTATGTAATTGCAGATGCCTTAATTCGATTAGTCGGGTGGTCTGGATTTACGGAAGATGGTAAGGAAGTTCCTTTCTCAAAGGATAAGGCAGAAGAAATCCTTCAAGAGCACTCTTGGATTCGTGACCTTATTCTAAAGGAAGCTGCTGAAGTTACTAACTTCTCCCCAAAAGTTTAAGGCAGTTAGTAGATTACGCTAAACAGGAGTTTGAACTTGAGGGAGGTTCAGGCTCCAAAAGAGCTGAATTACTATCTGCACAGAAGCAATTAGGAATAACTCCTAAAGAATTAGAAAACCTAGTAGAATTACCAGAAGATCTTACTCATGTGTGGCAAATGTTTATTGATTTAGATTCTACTAGGACAAGCAATGGTTTTGGTATCAATCCTATACAATACTCTGAGATGCTTGCATACTTCAAGTTATTCAATATTGAACCTGAAGACTATGAAATTACTGCTATTAGACTTTTAGATAATGTAGCAAGAGAACATTTTAATAAGAAAATGAAAGAAGATAAAAAGAAATAAACATAGCCTCTTCGGAGGCTTTATTTTTAAGGAGTAATAAGGTGGAACTAGAGAGTCTAGTGTTTCAAATCCAAACTTCTTCTCTTGACGTAGCTTTCAAGAAAGTTGAAGATTTAGGGAAGCAAGTTTCTATTTTAGCTACACAACTAGATAATCTTGGTTCCTCTAGTAAAGATGCAGCTAAGAATGAAGTTGAACTTGTAAAGATTAAAGAAAGATTAATTAAAGCTCAAGCTAAATTAGAAGAAACTCAAAAGAAGTTATCTGAAAGTTCAACTGAATTAGCATCTGCTCAAGAGAAGCATCGTAAGTCTCTACCCCAAGAAGAGGAATTAGGTCGTGTGCAACGTATGCTTGAAAAAGAAGCAACTGTACTTAAAATTCTTACTGGACAAACTATTGAGCTATCTGATGGTAATATAACTCTAAATAAAACATTTACAGCAGGTCAAGCTGCAAAATTAGCTACTCTAAAATTAGCAGGGGCTTTGTCTAGTGAATTTAATGTACTAGCTAACTCAATTACTCAAATTAATTCTATCTCTCAAGTGAACCCGTTTGATAAGACAGCAGGTAGTCTTGAGAAGATGCGTAAAGAGGTTCAAGAGCTTGTTAAGGTAAATGAATACTCAGCTAGAGGTTTTAATTTAACTAGAGATCAGATTATAGGATTGACCCGAGATATTCAAGGTGTAACTATTGCTTCTAAACAAGCAGGAGAATCTACAGAACAACTACAACAAAGAATATCTAAACTAGAATTAGCGACTGTAGCTGAAGCCAACTCTTTAAATATGCTAAAGCAAGCTGCAAAGGATTCCGAAGCTGCTGCAAAGTCTCATGCTAAGGCTGAAATTGAGAGAGCTAATGCTATTGCTAAAGCTTCACAAGAAGCAGATAAACAAGCTGCTAATCGCAGAAGCATGAAATCTTCTGGTCTTGAAGAACAATATCAAAATGACATGAAGATTCTTCGTGAGCAATATCAAGAAGAGGCAAGAATACAGAATGAAAGACAAACTGCAATTAAAGAGTCTTTCAATAAAGAAATTCAAATTAAGAATTGGAAACGAGAACAAGATAAGCAAAACTATGATAAAGATATGCAAGCTTATCGTAATTTCTATTCAGCTCTTGAACAAGAAGCATCAGAAGCAGAACGTCATCTAGCAGGAATTACTGCACGTATTAATAAAGAAGTATCAATGACTAAATTCCTGAATACTGGAGCCAGTCGTTCTACTGCTAACGTAGCTGCAGGTATGGAAGTTAAGGGTGTTCCTCAAGACGTTATTAATTCTTTTGTCAAAGAAGCTAATGCTAAAGAGCAAGCTGCTAGAGCAAGTAGAGAAGCTGCTGCTGCAAATGATTTCCTAAGAGAAACTGAATTAAGACTAGCGGCTTCTCTTGATAGTTCTAATATAGCTATGAATCGTGCTTCTACAGATGAATTAGTTAAAATTAAAACTGCTCTTGATAAGTCTGGTCTAAGTGCGGATGCCGCTGCAATTAAATTTAAAGGATTAGAAGAAAAGTTACGTGAAGTAAGTTCTAAAGATAAAGCTAGAGATATGCAGCACCTTGCACGTGCTATGTCAGTTCAGTTAGGTGACGTGGGTGTTTCACTTGCTGGCGGTATGAACCCTTTATTAGTCTTCTTCCAACAAGGTGATCAAATCAGAGGTGTTATCCAGCAGGTTGGTGCAGATGCTCAACAAATGAATGGTGTAATGAAGACTGCTTTAGGTCAAATTGTAAGTTCTTTTGCTTTAGTTGGTCAAGCAGTAGGATCGTTCTTCATTGGATCTATTCAAAGTGCAGGTTCTGTTATTACGAAGTTTGCAAGTGATATTACTTTAACTGGGCCAATTCTTGAGAGGTTACGACAGTATCTGGTAGATAATAAGTCAGAAACTTCGCTATGGGTCAAGTCCTTTGATGGTGCAGCTAAAATAATTACAACTATCAATGGGTTGGTTGCATCTGGACTTGTTGTGGCTTATTCTTCTGCTGCAGTAGCTGCATATCAGTTAATGAAAGCTCAAACTGGTCTTAATGCTGCATTACAACAGAACTCTGCAATGTGGGGCTTTACTAAAGATGAGATAATTGCTACATCTGAGTCTATGGTAGTTTCTGGTACAACTTCATTAAGAATGCTTGGTATTTTTACGGAATTAGCAAAGACAGGAAAAGTAACTAAAGATGCTTTATCTGAAGTTGCTGCTGCTGCTAGAGATCTTGCAATTAATGGAGGTAGATCAGTTGCAGATATTACCGCCTTACTGACCAAAGTATATGATGATCCAATAAAAGGATTATCTTCATATCGAGTAGCAACAGGTCTTGTAACTCAATCTGAAATGGAAAGAGTAGAACAACTTGTTCGTATTGGTAAGGAAACAGAAGCAGTAACAGAAGCACAAAAGATTATGGCTGCTTCATTAAAGCAAGAATCAGCTAACATGCTTTCTGATATGTCTCCTATTGAAATTCTTTGGAAAGATATTAATAGTGTAATTTCTGATGTTTGGCAAAGTATTCAAGAATTTGCACAGTCAAGTACATTCTTAGATCCTCTCAAAACAGCACTACAGACTATTGGTATAGCTGCATATGAAGTTTATTACACTATAACTGGACTTGGATCTAGTTTAGGTGGGTTAGCTGCCAAAGGTGCTGCTATTGCTTCTGGGGAATGGGATCAAGTTCTAAAAATTGACTCAGAGATTGATAAACACAATATTCAACGTGAGCAAGATAGAGAGAAATTTATAAATAAGATGCTTAGTCTCGGTAGTAAGGAGTCTAAAGCAGAGCAAGAGAATGCCAAAGTTAGAGCAAAAATTGCAGCAGATAATGCAAGTCAAGAGAAAGCTAGACGTAAAGTTCTAGATGAAATTGATAAGTATGAAGATAAACCTAAAAATAAGATGAAAGGTGCAGGTAGCAGGTCAGCTTACATAAAAGCGGAACTTGAAGATGTTTTAAAGACGTACCAAGGAATGACTGAAAAAGAGCAAGAGTTATTCAAGAAAATGCGTGGTGAGCAATATGATGCAGCTAATAAACAGAAGAAAGGTAAAACTGATTCTGAAAAAGAAGCTAATCGTCTAATGAAAGCCTACGCTAAAGATATTGAAGCTATCAATGGTATTACAGCAGATGCTATTTCATATCAAAATAACTATAGCAAAGCACAGCAAAAAGTTCTTGATATAATGTCTAATCCTAACTTTGCTAAATATAGTGAAGAGAAGAGAAAAACTATTGCTGTTATGGCAGAAGAAGCTATTGCTCAGTCTGATATTGCAGAAGGACAAAAGTTAGCTAATAAGCTGCTTGGTCAGTCTAGCAAACTCAGTTCACAGTATTATGAAGATCTTCGTAGGCTGCAAGCATTGCATCAAAGTGGACAGTTAAGTGGTACTGACTTTGAATTAGCAAAGAAGCGTCTATTTGAAGCTACAGAACAAGGTAGAGCCTACGTAACAACTCTTCGTGAAATGGCTAATAAAACCAGAGAACTTGCTGATGCTAGAACTTCTCTTGATGTAGAACGTAATTCTTTACTAGCTGGCTCTGCTACAGAATCTGAAGATATTAAACGCTTAGGAGAAATCAATAAGGAAAAACTAAGGATTGAACGTGAGTATCAGAATGAAGTTCAAAGGATTAGGGATACTTTCATAGGTGATGCTCCTGAAACTAAAGCTGCAATTGAAGATTTACTAGCTAAAGCTGAAAAGTTAAAGTCATCTTCTTTATCAAATCTTTCTTACAAAACTCAAACACAAGAACTTTCAATGTTCAGTGAAGAATTTAGATTACTGATTGAAAGAACTAATGAGTTTGGTGTTTCAATGGAAGGTGCTTTTGGTGGATTTGGTAAAAATATTGCAACTGCTGTAACTGCATTTAGCAAATTGGGTGCTACCTTAGAACTTAATGCTAAACTTTTAGAAGATGCTAAGAAAGACCCTATTCAATATGCAAAACTGCAAAAGAAGTTAGCTAAAGATGAAATTGGTCTTTACGCTCAAACGGCAGGTGCTGCAAAACAAATGTTTGGTGAAAAGACGGCTGCTGCTAAAGCATTTGGTGCTATTGAAAAAGTCCTGCACATGGTTCGTATTGGTATGCTTGCTGTGGAAATGGCAGAAACTATCAGTTCTGTTGGAGTTACTCTTGCTGCGGATGGTGCTAAAAAAGCTTCAGCACTAGGCACTATGATTGTGGACGGTACTGCTGCTGTTGTCAAAACAATAGCCAGTCTTCCATTTCCATTGAACCTTGCAGCAGGTGCTACTGTAGCTGCTGTTGTAGCTGCTTTAATTGGTTCTGTAGGTGGTTCTTTTGGAGGTAAAGTATCTGGTGCTGCCCCTGTATATAACACAGGTACTGGTACTGTATTTGGAGACAAAGAAGCTAAATCTGAAAGTATATCTAAATCTCTGGAATTACTTGAGAAAGCTAATACCTTAACTCAAAAATATAGCCCAGGAATGTTACTTCACCTTAGAAACATTGATAATAATATTGGTGGTCTAGTCAATCTTATGATTAGAACGGGAGGCATTGAAGGTAAAGCACCTTTTGTTGTTGAGGGTTCTAAACAGAACTATGAAGCATTAACTAAGATAACCACAGCACTGCTTTTTGGTGTTGCAGGATTTGTATTTAAACCTCTTGGTAAACTTGTTGGTAGTATTTTTGGAAGCACAAAAGTAACAAATTTAGGGTCTGGTGTGACAGGTGATAAACAGTCTCTTGGAAACATTTTAGGTTCTGGCTTTGATGCTAAATACTTCACTGATGTACAAATTAAGAAGTCTGGATGGTTCAGTAGTTCTACTAAATACAGAACTTATTTTACAGAAGCTGATGCTGAAATTGAACAACAAATAACAGCCGTATTTGATAGTATATATGACTCTGTTTTACTTGGTGCTAAAATGCTTGGTGGATCTGAGAACGAAATTATCAATGCGCTAAATAACTTTGTTGTAGATCTTGGTAAAATTAAGCTTTCAGGTACTGCACAAAAAATGCAAGAAACACTTACCGCAGCTTTTGGTGCAGCAGGGGATAGTATTGCTAAGTCAGTATTTCCTGGCCTTGAGAAGTTTCAAAAGGTAGGAGAAGGTTATCTTGAAACCTTAATCAGAGTAGCTACTGAACTTGAGAATGTGAATTCTTGGTTTGATATGCTTGGTATTTCTTTATTAAATCTAGGTATATCAGGTGCAGCAGCTAGTCAGTCGTTGATAGAAATCTTTGGTGGTTTAAGTAATTTTGAAACTGCAACAAGTAATTTCTATGATAACTTCTACACGGAAGAAGAGAAGAATGCAAAGAGGTTAGAACAATTAACTTCAGTGTTTGCTTCTTTAAACCTTGCAATTCCTAGTACCAACGAAGAGTATAAGACACTTGTTAAATCCCTTGATTTAAGTACAGAGTCTGGTAGATTAGCTTATTATAATCTAATTAGTATATCTGAAGCCTTCAGTGAAGTTACAAAATACTCTGAAGAAGCAAAAGATACTCTCTTAAATACTTATAAAGAAGCAACAGATGCAGCTTATGAGGCATTACAAAAGAGTATTGAAAATAGACGCAAAGTAATTGAAGAAGAAAAGAAACTCGTAGAAGATCAAGTAAATAACCTAAGAGCAATCTTTGATATGCTTTCTGGTTACATTGATGAACTACGGGGAGTAGCTTCTGCTGGAATGTCTGTTGGAGAAGCTAAAAAGATAATTTATGAAGCTACTGTAAGTGGAGTAGTTCCGGGTAAGGAACTTATTTCTAAAGCTTATGGTGCAGTAAAATCGAATCTAGATAGCACTAAGTTTGCTTCTAAGCAAGATAGAGATAGACAATATCTTATTTTTGCTAATGAACTAGAAGCGTTAAAGCTTGTTACTGGCACTTCTCTTTCCAATGAAGAACTTACTCTACAGAATCTTGAAGGTCAATTAACAGTTTTGAATGAGCAGTTAGCATTTGCTGAAAAGCAATATAACACATTAAGGGAAATCTCTTACGGTGTTGTAGAACTTAATACGGCAATATCTTCATTTGAGGCTGCATTGTACTCTGAATGGATGAATTCTGGATCAACTGTACAGATCCCAGGATTTGCTTCTGGAGGTTCTTATCCCGGAGGTCTTGCTTTAGTTGGAGAACAAGGACCAGAGCTAATTAACTTTAATTCCTCTGGATCAGTTCATACTGCAGCTCAAACTGCAAGCCTACTAAATAATGCAAGTGTAGTAGATGCTATTACCAATCTAAACGAAAATATTTCAATGCTTCGTGCAGAGGTAAGGGCAGATGTTTCACACAATGCTAAAACTGCAAAACTTCTTGATAGAGTTATTCCAGAAGGAGATTCAATCAAAGTTACTGTCGTTTAATTATATGAGGGTGGGTTAATTCTCACCCTCTTTACTTTCAAGAGGCATAAATGAATAATGAAACTAATTAGACCTAATATTTTATCCCCTACTGATGGATCATTTTCTAGAGCCTCAGTAGGAACATATATAGATGCTGATAATATTTTAAAAGTAGCAGGAGTTAATCAACCCAGATTTAACTACTCAAATGGGGAATTCCAAGGTATTCTAGTTGAACCTGCCGCTACAAATTTAATTACAGATAGTGAAATACTTTTAAGTAATACAGGTACTACTGTCATTGCAGATACCGAACTTGCACCCGACGGTACTACAACAGCAGACTTATTAGTTGAGACCGCTACACTAGGACAACATTACTCAAGAGAATCTTATTCTGTTGCAGCAAATACAACTTTGACTTTTTCTGCATTTGTAAAACGTCCTGTCGGGGTAACTAGAAGGATTAGTTTACTAATTACAGGCTGCTATGCAATCTTTGATTTTGATTTAAAAGATTTTACATATGTGTCCAACACGGATTCATTAGGTTCTGAATCTATTGGAAATGATTATTATAGAATCTGGATAACAAAATATTATGCAAGTTCGTCTACAATAGACGCTAGCATTATCCTAGCAAATACAAATAATGATTATTCATATCTTGGAGATACAGCAGAAAAAATCATTGTGTGGGGTAGACAGTTAGAATCAGGTAGCAGACCTAGCTCTTATATTAAGACCTCTGGTTCTGCAGTGACAAGAGCTGCAGACGTAATTACTGGTTCTGGACTTATTTATTCTAGTGCAATCAATGCCGATGCTAACTATGCAGCAGGAACTACATATGCTCTTGGTAATAGAGTTACTTACTCAGGGAAGATATATGAATCCTTGCAAAATACAAACACAGGACACGCACCAGATACTTCGCTTACTTGGTGGTTGTTAATTGGACCAGATAATAAACATGCTGCCTTAGATAATTCTGTAAGTACCGTATCGAGTGCTACTGGAGAATTAACTTTAGTTGTTAAGCCAGGAGCTATTAACTCCTGCGGTCTTGTAGATATGGCTGGTTCTCTATTTGAATTTGCAATGAGAGACTTAACAGATGGTGTTATATTCTCACAAACAATCGGTTTATCTGGAGTAGAAGTAAATAACTGGTATGATTATTTCTTCTTATCACCATTGGTTGAAATGAGAAGAACACAATATATATTTCAAGATTTACCTAGTCAATATACAGATCCTATTGTGACTATTCGTATTAAAAATGGAACTGAAGCGGCAAAGTTAGCGTTAGCTTCTTTTGGATTCTTGAGTGAAATTGGAGAAGTAGAATATGGTGCTAGTGCAGGTATTGTAGACTTTTCTGTTAAATCTACAGATGACTATGGAAATACATCACTAGTTCAACGAAACTTTAGTAAGAGATTATCTGCAAGATGCTTTGTTCCTAATAGAGATATTAATAGAGTTCAAAGAACACTCTATTCAATCAGAGCAACACCTGTAGTATGGATTGGTGTTGATGATCCAACATATGAAGAGGCAATGATTGTATGGGGATTCTATAAGGACTTCACAACAGAGATTTCATACCCTACATATAGCCTTATCTCAATTGAGATTGAAGGTTTAAGTTAATTAGTTAAGGAGATATTCAATGATAACACCATTACCGTTACCACCATCTAGAGCAGATAGCGCGAACTTTAGCTCAAGAGCCGATAGCTTCATGGCTCAACTACCTACGTTTGCAACAGAAGCTAACTCATTGGCTGCTGATGTAAATTCTAAACAAACTACAGCAAGTACAGCAGCTACTACAGCAACTACGAAAGCAGGGGAAGCTTTAACATCTGCAAATAATGCAGCAACAAGTGCTTCCAATGCAAGTACATCTGCTACTAATTCTTCCACAAGTGCAACAACAGCACAGAATTGGGCTATTAAAACAGATGGTCCTGTATCGGGAGGTGAATACTCTGCTAAGTATTGGGGGCAGATTGCGCAAGGTTTTGTTGTAGGTACTCTGTTTGATGATACTAATACATCTGCTGTAAAAACGTGGTCTAGTTCTAAGATTTCTACTTGGGCAGCTAAAGTAAGTGGAGGGAATACCTTCACGGGTGCTCAAAACGTATTTAACTACTCACAAGGTAATCCTGCTTTAGCTACTAATTATGCAATAAAAACCACAGGAAGTTATGGAGGTGGATATTTACTAGAAGATGGCACTAACTATATTTCCATGTATTCGGTCGGTGGTACATTACGCTTAGGGTTTGGAAGTAACTCGACATCTATTCTTACTCAGTATTCATTTACTGCTGCTGGGGATTTTACTGCTGCAGGTAGAGTTACATCAGCGGGTATTACTTCTAGCAATACTGGAACTTTTGTAGATCAAGTTAATGTTTCGGGAACTGGAATTCCCTCACTTACTGTATCAAAATCTGGACAAAATGCAGCACATTTACTTAGTTCAAATTCTGCCTGGGGTTTATATTCAGATTCTGGAGGGTATATTGTGATGCACAATAGATCTGATGGTAAGAATTATTTTTCAGGTATTGCTGCTGATGATATTTGGAAATTTAGTGCAGGTGCTAGTTCTTTTGGAAGTACTGGTTATTCAAAGTTACCAAATGGATTAATTGTTCAATGGGGTGTTATTACTGCAGGTTTGGGTCCAATTAATTTTCCGCTTACATTTCCCAATGCTGTATTAAATATTCAAAGCACACGTACTACAACTCATGCTGGAGACGGTTCTGGTTCAGAAGTATTTGTTAATAGTAGCACGCTTACTACTTCTGGTTTTTCTTACGGATTCGCCGCGACAACTACCTACCCAATATATTGGTTTGCAACAGGATATTAAAAGGAATAATATGTATTTTTATGACAAAAACACAAATGGATTTTATATTCCAACTATTCACACTGATCTATTTAATGAAAATGGTATTCCAATTGGAATCTTAGAGGGTGCTGTTGAGGTTACTGAAGATCAATACAAGGATCTTTTCAGGCTACAAGAGAGTGGATATAGCATTCAACCAGACTTGGATGGATTCCCATCTGCTGTTAAATTTGAACCTTCATTAAATGAAGTTGTAAAAACATTTGAAATTGCTTTACAGTTGCATCTAGACAATAAAGCAAAAGAGTATGGATATGACAATATTTATACTGCTATTTCTTATGCAGAGGAACCCTCTGTACCTAAATTTCAAGTAGAAGGTAAAGCCTTCCGCTCATGGAGGTCTTTATATTGGTTTGCAGTTAATCAAGTTAAAGCCGAGGTAGATTCTGGTGCAAGGCAAATTCCTACGATTGAAGCTCTTATTGAAGAACTTCCTAAGTTAGATTTACCTCCAGCAGAACTAACATAAGAAAGGAAAGGAATGGAAACAGTTGCTCCCGTTGTAATTTCAACAGTAGCTTCTGGTTCCATTACTGGTATTATTGGAGGAATCATTGTAATTATATTATTGATGATTCCTCTCATTAGACAGTTTTGGAACTCAAGTAAAGAAGCAAATGTAGAAATTAGTCTTTATACTCAACTCTCTGAACAAGTACGTATACAGTCAGACGAGATTAAACAGCAAAGGTTAGAACTTGAAAGAGTAATGCTAAGTAGGATTGAGTTACAAGAAAGATTAAATGAATTAAAAGGTAAAGTATTACGCCTAGAGACAGTAGAATCTAATAATGAAAAACTTAGAGAAACAATAGAAGTTCTCAAGAATAGGTTAGATGAGAAAGATTTCATTATTCAAGATAGGGATAATCGTATTGCAAATCTTATTAGGGAGATTCTTACTATGAAAGATAGGGTGCACAATCTAGAACTTAGATTAAAAGCTGATGATAGAAAAGCTTGTGCAGATATAAATGAAGGTTATATGCCGGAGGATGAGTTATGATTGCTTTAAATAAAGTAGCTGCTGTAATTGATCTGTTTAGAAAAGGTCAAAGTGTAGCTGACCCTGGTAAATGGAAGAATAGACAAGTTCAAACTACAGTTCTTGCTGGTGTAATAGTAGCAGGAGCTAATGTAGCTACTGTATTTGGTGTTCCAATTCCTGTTGATGTGGATACAGCAAATACCATTGCTGTTGGTTTGATTGCAGTGTTCAATACTATCTTAACTTACGTTACAACAGATAAGATTGGATTACCAGAAAAGGTAGATAGATCAGATGAAGATGAAACTATTCTATCAGATTTTCCAAAGTTAGAAGTAGCACCAAAGTTAAAAACTGAAGATATTTTAGAATATTGTAGTAAGAACTTACTGATCCCTTTGGAGGGAACAGGCCCTAAAGATAAGGAAGGTAACTTTGTAGCTTACTTAGATCCTGTTGGTATTCCTACAATCTCTTGGGGATTTACTTTTGACGAAGAAGGTAACAAAATTAAGCTAGGAGATAAATGGAGTTATCATCGTGCTATTGCACATAAACAAGTTATCTTAAATAAATTTTTAACAGATTTATATATTGCTTCTCCTAATCTCAAGGAAGAATCTATCAGACGAGTATCTGGAGTTTTATCTTGGGTTTATAATTTAGGGATTGGTAACTATAAGGCCAGTACGTTTAAGAAGAAGATTGACTTAAAAGATTGGAATGCTGCTGCAAAGGAATGCTTAAAGTGGGATAAAGCTAGAGTTAAAGGAAATTTAGTTGTACTGAAAGGTTTAACTAAGCGTAGAGCTGCTGAAGCTGATTGTATTCTGGATGTTTAAAATTTAGATGTAAAAATACCCGGAGTCCTGTTAAGGATATCCGGGTTTTCTTTTATGTGTTACTTAAGCTCGCAAGCATTTCCTGCGCACGCTGCTTCCTGAGAATGTGAAGTGAAATCAGTTATTTCAACTACCTTTGATAAATCAATGTCTTTTAGTAAATTTAACATGGCATTATATGTTTCTTCACTACAAGATTCATATGGTGCTTGAACATAAGTTCCACCATCGAACGGAAGAACAGCAATACCATTGTAATTTTCCCTATTATTCCACATCCATTCACCTACTTCTTTCCATTCATTTTCTTTCACAGAGACAGTGCAAGACACATTATGACGTTGAACTCCCCTATTATGCCCAGGAAGAATCCACTCTTTGCTTAATTTGTGGATTCGCTGCAATAGCTCCATTGCACTTTCAGTTCTCAAGATTGCACCTTCGGGAGCTTTCTGAGGGATTGAAAGAACAGCATCAAGGTGAGGTTTAAACTTGCAATCTTCTACTAGCTCAGGGATAGTCTCAATTAGGTATTTATAAAGTGCTTCAGATTTACCTACTCGCATGCGCCGGATATAGAACTCATCATGCCAAGCATGAACTCCGGATGCACAACCTAATACAAGGCTTGCACTTCCGCTGGGCTTGTTTAAGGTAGTTCTTGCTGCTTGGTTGATACCAAGAATATGTGCTACTCTTTTGTTTTCTTCTACAGCTACAACAGCAGCTTCTTCCA